CGCTCCTCATGCATGTTGAGTTACCGTCGTCACCATGTCGAGTGACGGTGACTCTTCTGCTGATTTTACGTGTCCACCTTTGCCTGAGGTAAATCCCAATGTGCTTCATGCTTCGCCACGAGTTGCTAAATACATCACTGACCTTGTCACTCCTAAAAACAGTCATGAACTGGTCTTGAGCAACTTAGCCAAGCGTGAATTGGCTGATCCTAAAAGTGATCTGTCGCAACACATTGCAAATGGCCTCAATGCAAAGGTTCATTCTCTAATTTCTGCTTCCAATGAAGTGTTTGTTGTGCATGATTTTCTCACTGAATCTGAAATTTCTACTTTGAATGATATGTTTCCTATGTATAATTTAGATACTTCTAAGGCCACTACTAAAGGCCCACATGCTTTAATTCGCACTTCCCGTAGTTTAGAAGAATTAGAATTATTAAAAATATTAGATTACTCTCCTTTAAATAAGATTAGAAGTGGGTATCAAGCAAATATAATCGATGTCGGTTCTAACCCTATTCGACATGCTTTAAAAGAAAGAACCGGTATCCATTGTTGTTGCCCCATTCTCAGTGTATCTGATGATATCAGAAAATCTAACCAAATTCAAATTGCTCGTACTCTGGGTGAGAAATCTACAACCACCCGTATTCAGAAAAAACTTTTGGCTGATATCATCAAATCCAATGATGAAATGTCCACCCCCTTTATATGTAGACGTAGATCTCAATCTTGTAATGTTAAGGCTCCTTTTGTTATGTTTTTACACTCTACTTATGATTTAACCCCTACTTCTATAGCTGATATTATGCAAGCTCACTCTGCTGATAAAGGAGCTGGTAGTTTTTTGTTTAATGCCGATTACCTAGTCCACCCTTCAGGTGAAGACAAAGTTCTAGGAGTCCGTTGGCGTCATATCTGGCGGGACGGTACTAGGTACATTCGGTTTTCTTTCCCTCAAGATATGCAATTAGGTTATGAACATAGATTAGATACTTACGCTTCGCTTCTCAGGTCTCCATTCTGTCGCACTTCTGATGGTTTGAGTGTTTTTTATATTACCTTAGAGTCTAATAGATGTGGTGTTCAGTTCTTTTCAGTATCCCGGTCTTATTCTAGCACAATCCCTGGTTCTGTTTGCTTCAGAGACATCACTCTGGATTCTCATAAAGATAAAGTTTTAGTTAAAACTTGGGATTTTGTTAGAGATGGTGCTGATCTTGTACCTATTAAGTTAGTTGTCCCTAAAGTTTTGTTTTCTAACCTGCTTTCGTACACTATGGCTCTTCCTGAAGGTAGGTTTATTCTTTCTAATGTTAATGTAGTCGCTAACGCTTTTAATCGCCGCTATGTAATTGGTGGTTCCAGCATTGCTTCTCCTGAACGCATCCCTGAAGACACTTTGTATAAGTTGTCAGTAGCTGTTTATCTCATCTGCTATGTTAATCGCTATGCCCAATCTAGAGTTCTTTCAACTATCACTAAAGATCAGGAAAGTATTAGAAAAAGATGTCAAAATTTTATTAGTGCTGTGGAGGGATTTCTCGCTAGGTTCCCGAAACAACATGATCCTGATCTCTGTGGTACTGACTTGCTTAGAGGTATTCACTTGCTAGATAATAATTCTGAAATGCACGCCTCTCTCAAAAAGGGCGATTCTTGGTATAGAAAATTTCTCAATAAGTATGATAATGTTAAATATCCTATTGGTTATAAGGATCTTCTCACTAGTGTAGAATTAGAAACTGTTATAAATGAGACTTGTAATGCTGCTTTGGCTTTAACTGATTACTGCTACTTTAACACTCCAAATTGTACTATCTATAAACCTAGAGAGTCTGCTCCCAATCTGGATGAGTTGTTACCTGCTGAAAAATTTGACACCCTAAGTGTTTCATGCCCCTCTCTACCACCTATCTCCCAAAAACATGAGGTGAGGGTCAATCGCTTGCTTATTCAAAATTTTTGTTCTGAACCTGGCAGGAGTAAGACTGAAGTCGATACTCCTGGAGATGGTAATTGTGGTTATCACGCTTTCATGGGTGCTTTGGGTATAAATGGTATGAATGTCAGTGAATTTAAAACTTATTTGCTATCCACTAACCCCCCTAAAGAGTTAGTTGGCATATTGGAGGTTGAAGAGAGAGAGGGAACTCTCCCTGTTGATGGATGGATGGATGACAATCTCGCTTCGTATATTTCTGGTTTGTACCATGTCAATTTGTGTATCCACACTGAAACAAATTTTAGACACTATACTCATGCTGAAAATTCTATGTGGATTCACATTAGACATGGTTCCAATCATTTCGCTTGGTATGATGTTCTTCGTGTGCCTGAAATTATCACTCCTCCTATGTACTATTTTTCTGATATGGGTTCTGAATTGGATGAAAATGCTGAGAAATGTTGGGATGAGTTTGAAAGACGCTATTTCGATGAATTCACCAGTCCTTCTAGACTAAATTCTGCTAAACAACGAGCTAGTCCTGCTTCCTGCTTCACTAAAAGAGACGCTCTTGATATTTCCAGATCTGCTTTTAAAATTGCGGAGATTCAGTATAAATCTCCATTTATAGATCCTAATGCTCCAGTACTTGATCTTTGTTCCAACCCCGGTGGTTTTTCTATGTATCTCGCTCGCTGCTTTCCCACCACTAATATCCTCACTCATTCCTTTTCAGGTGGAAAAATCAAATTAGATCCTCATTTAATTAAACAAAATAATGTCGAGATTCTTAAATTGCCTGAGAAAGGAGATGTTACTTCTTTACCTGTTTTCGATTCTATTGTCCGCCAATGCCATGATATCAACATTATGACAGTTGTGGCGGACGGTGCTTCTTCTTCATGCCCTGAGGATAATAACCTTGTTATCTCTTCTGAAGTTGCTGTTGCTTTGAGTGTACTAAGGTTGGGTGGTAACTTTCTTTTAAAAACTTTGAAAATGACCGACTGTGTTTTTCTCACAATTACCCATGCTGCTGAGTTCTTTGATAATGTGGAAGTTATTAAACCTCTTGCCTCCCATCCTCATTCTTCTGAAAGATTTTACCTTTTTAGGAATTATAATAAATATGCTCCTGTAGATTCTATTCAATTGATGATGGATGGTCAACCGCCTGTTGTCAATACTCCCAAAATTGAACAATTTTTCAACCTTACTGATAACAAAATTTCTGAACTTTGTCTTAAAGCTTTGGACCCTTTGTCCTCTTGCTATCGCAAATCTCAAGTTGATAATGTCAAAACCTTTAGAACTCCTATCAGGAGGTATTTAGATCTAATTTACCCTATTTCTGGTCTTAAAGGAGGTGGTGTCGTTAAGAAATTAAAATTTTCTTCTTTTGTTGGTAACATTTTCAACCTTTTAGCAAAAAGAACACCTGTGCTGAATTATGCGTCCACTAGGGTTTCTGCTCCTGTCATTGAATCACTGGAAATGAAGTCCTTGGTGGATGTTGTCCAGGAAGAAGAAAAAGCTTTGTCTATTATCTCTGAGCGAACTGAGAATCTTAGTCTTTCTACTCTCATTGAACCTCCACTCCCTTTTGAATATCTTTCTGATCCTGATACATCTGATATTCCTTCTATTCGTTTTAACGAATTGATATTTTCTCCACCTCCTTCACTTCCAATTTCACCTCCACCTTCCTATTCTCAGGTTGTGTCCCCCCCACCATCCTTCGCAGATGACGACTCTTATCACAGTGTGGATGAATCTAAATTTGATGAGTGTGAGGAGGAAGATGTGGATCAACTTTCCTGTGATGAGAGTGAAATTCTGGATTTCACTGTTACTGAAGAAACCCCTATTCTTAGTAAAATTCCTTCCCCAAACGCTGATGAAATCTTACCTGTTTATATAGCCAAAACTCTTCAAAAGAAAGTTGTCACTTTTGCTAAAAACACCTTTCCTGTGCTTTCCACTAAGACTAAATTAGAGAGATTAGACCTGGGCGTTGAGGCTGAAATGCTTAACGATCACTTAGAGGAAGAGGAGCTCAGAGAAGAAACTGAAGCTGAAATCCTCTCTCCTGATGTCAGAAAATGTCCGCCCAGAGTCTTGTCTCACAAAACTATTCTTAGAAAAAAATTTTTTCCTTTGTATTGTGAAACTTGCCTTACTAGATCTGTTAAACCTACTAGAAAATTAGTTTCTTTTATTCCTGGCGATAAAGGTTTTACCACTTCCAAAGATGTGTTTATTCAAGATTCTACTTATTATGTTGTTGTTCCATCTAAAGATATACTTGAAGAAATAGATAGATTGTTCAAACAGTTTGCTGCTAGTGGTAAATCCTTTTCCATAGATATTAGCCCTGTCTCTTATTTTGGAATGCGTAAAGATGAGTACTTCGATCTTCTTTCCCAACTTGTTATTAAATATTCTGCTGATGTTGAGTTGGTCGTCTCAGACCATTTGGATTTGAACGGGAATACTAATTTGGAAACTGTCCCTACTTACATCTATGAGACCGGTAAAGACGTGGATTCCTATGCTAGAAATTCTTGCAGAGAGTTCCTGTCCTATTGCTTTGAGGCTCATAGAGGTCAGAAGGGTAAGTATTCTTCCGTCTATAAGGATTATGCTAACAAAGCTGCAAAAAATTCCCTTCTAAAATTTTCTACTGCTGAGATGACCCATCTTTTGAATGATCCTGAAAAATTTTCTTTCTTAGATCACAACCGCAGACTTCTTTGCGGATCTGTTGATGATCCTTCCAAATATAAATTCTGTTTCAATGGTACTGACTTCGTACCCTTCACTGGTCTTCCTCCTGGGATTTACTTGGTTGGTGAGTATTGTGCCGCTCTCTTTGATCATTCTTATTACACTAAATTATCAACTATGAAACTTTCTGATATTACTTTGCCCGAAAAAGTCGTTTTTGTCCAAGCGGGTCCCGGTACTGGGAAAACTACTAGAATTGTCAGAGATGCTTCTAAATCTATCTCGTCTGCTCAAAATTTTTTGATCTTATGTTCCACTAAAGAAGGTGCTGAGGATGTCCGTGAGAGGTTGTCTAAATTTAGCGGTATAGAGTCAAAAAAATATGTTCGCACTATGGGTTCTTTCCTACTAAATTCCACTACAAAATTTGAAAAGATCTTCGTTGATGAGGCTATGATGCACCATGCTGGTGCCATAGTTTATTCTGCCCACATTTCTCAATGTAAAGAACTCTATCTCGTTGGTGATGCTCACCAAATTCCTTTTATATCTCGAGTGCCTAGGCTCACCTTAAAATATCAAAAATGTGACAAACTCTCTAAATCTATTGAATCCTTAACTCTTTCTTATAGAATCCCTGCTGACGTTGCTTTTACCATCTCTGGTACCTATGATCCCCCTCTAAAAACCACCAACCCTGTTATCCGCTCCCTTGAATATACTTCATTGAAAGGTATATATGATACTAACTTTCCTTTGAATCCTAAAGCTCAATATCTCGTTTTCACTCAACCTGAGAAAAAACAACTTTTAGAGAAATTCAAATCTATTTCCACCATGAAAAAAGTTTCTATATCGACAGTTCATGAATATCAAGGCAAACAGTCCGAACAAATCATCCTAATTAGGCTTAACAACATTAAATCTCATGCTTTGTTTTCGGCTAAAGAACATGTCATTGTCGCTTTGTCTAGACACACTAAAAGCTTTATCTATGCCTCTGTTATTGATGATTACATCTCTACTTTAGTTAAAAGAACTATTTCTACTTCTAAACAAGAAATTGTTAAATTTCAATCTCTGTTGGGTGGTTACAAAGACTATTATCCCTCTCCTGATGCTGGTCTCTTGGTAGAAAACCTTACTACATCCCCTGTTGATTACGTAATACAGTATGTTTCTGGTAATGTCTTTAAATCCCATATCTCTTTACCCATAGTTCATTGTGTCTCTAAAGATGGAGCTCTTCTTAAAGGCTTTGCTGCTGATGTTCGGCGCGACCATAGGCAGTACAAAAATAATTCGAAACCCTTTCATCTTTCAGGACTTGTTACCTCTACTTACGGTGTGTCTACTAGGCGATATCTGCATATGGCTACTAAAGAAAAATTTTTCCATAAGCCCACTTATAATTCTCTTCGTTCTGGAATTAATGCTCTTAAAAATTATTGTGTTTCCAATTCTATCACTAAATTAGCTATGCCTCGTCTTGCTGCCGGTTTGGATAAAATGGAGTGGTCGGAAGTGTCTGCGATTCTCATAAGAACTTTTTCTTTTACTGGAATAAAATTGTATGTTTTTGATTCTAAAGATTCATTGGATATCGATATGGTCAATCAGATTGCCAACATCTGGGATAAAAATGGATTCCCAGATGTTCGCAATCTGGTCCCCACTGAGCGATACATCCAGTCAGAAATTGAAAAGATTGAAGACTTTTCCGCTCCTGCTGTTTCCACCGATCCTAACTTCTTACAATTGGCCCACGATTCGATTTTGCCTGGCACATCTTTCCTCCCTAAAGAAACCGATCAATGGCAAGTTCACCATAATGATTTGGATTCCCCTTTTTCTAATATTGTTTTTAGAGGTGATGGACAGATGTATAATATCCCTAAATTTGACACTTTGCGCCCAGTTATATCTACTGCGATGCCTGATCTTAGACCTTATACTCGGGATGAATCATTTCTTGCCGCACGCAAGAGGAATGATGATGTCCCTAGATTTGATCGAGTCATTGATGACTCCCGCATGGCAGTCGATATGTGGTCGCTTACTAAAGAGGTTGCATTCAAACCAGATCTCCTTAAACATTTTAAGTCTAACCCCATCTCCACCTCTATTGATGATACGCTAAATTGGCTTAAAACTCAAGATGTTGCTTCGAAAGATCTAGAAACTGATTTCTCTTTGCTTGATCAAGATCTCACTGATTATTCCTTTTCTATTAAAAGAAATCCTAAGCCTAACCTCACTCTTGATGCTGGTTCTATTTATTCTGCTTTGCAAACTATTGTTTATCACCCTAAACATATCAATGCTGTTTTCTGTCCTATTTTTCGCGAGCTGAAATCCCGCATCTTATCCTCCTTAAATCCTGGTTTCTTCCTTTTTACCGATGACGACCCCACTGACTTCATAGATAAAGTTAATTCATTTATGTCCGATAAAAATCATGAGGACTATTTTCCCTTGGAGGCCGATATTTCTAAATATGATAAATCCCAAGGTGAATTGGCTTTGTACTATGAGTGTTTGTGGATGTTGGACCTCGGTGTGCCCGAATTCTTTGTTATCCTTTGGTTTCTTATGCACAGATTTACTAGGCTTAATGATAGATCTTCCAAATTATCTTTCTTCGTTATGTATCAACGCAAATCCGGCGATGCTTCTACTTTTTTGGGTAATTCTATGTTCCTCTTGGCAGTTATTGTGGTCCTCACCCCTAGGGGGACTATAGTTCTGCTGTTGTTTGCTGGTGATGATTCCCTTTTGCTTACTACTTTTGTCATTCCAGATACTTCTTCCACTGCAAATTACATGTTTAATTTAGAGATAAAATATTTCTACTTTTCATATTATTATTTTTGTTCTAAATTTGTTTTGATCGTAGATGGAGTCTGGTACTTTGTCCCTGACCCAGTAAAAATCTTAGTTAAGCTTGGTAGAACTGATATTAGAAATTATGCTCATTTGGAGGAATATAGAATTTCTCATGTAGACTTGTTGAAATCTTACAACCTAATGTCTCTCAATTTGGCTATTAATGAGGCACTAAAAAATAGATATCCGTGGGTCACCATGGATATGACTTGTATTATGTCTTCTATCTACCATTTCTTTTCAACCACTGATAATTTGAAAACACTTTTCACCACTCTACCTGGTGATACTTTACTACTTGATCCTTCAACTCCTAAATTAGACTAATTTATAACCATGACCTACCCGACTCCGAGTCTGTTGATGATTTCCGCGGCTTTGAGTCAGTTTCGTGCTGACTCTCCCTGCGGTTTTATTGTGGAGGGTGTCGCTGCTATCCAGGAAGGTCCCAAACTTTACTGGAGTGTCAACTACACCGCCTCTCACTGTTCCAAATTAACACCTATCTGGAACAACTCTTCAGTCTTGGACAAAGCTAAGTCTTGGTTCCAGTCGCACGCTAGTAGGGCAGTGACTGTTCATCGTGTTTCTTATGTCGGTATTTCTATTCCTTCTGGTGATTTCATTAGGTACCAGGTGCTTTACTCTGTCAATTGATAGGCTTAGACAAGGTAGTGATGAGTTTTCTATCTACGGCTTTACTACTTCCTCTGCTCTCGATTATGCATCTAGCATATTCAATCATTCCCTTTATTCTGCATGGTCGAGTTTCACCAAGCGTAGCGCGACTTTTTCACGGGTCGGTTACGTTACTTTTTCTCCCTTTCATTTTGACCGTTCTTGCGTTCAATTCATTACCACTCATGTCCTTTTTTATTCAGGTTGTTCACTTCCACCACATTGCGGCCCCCCTATTAGTCTTAAAGTTTCTGCAACGTGGTACGGGTCTGAGACGTTCTTCTGTTCTTCTCTTTATTCTTGCCCTGACAATACTTTCTGCAGACATGATCAGTTGGAACATATATACTATTCTTTCGAACTCCCAAATTATTGGATAAATCCCGTTCATAGTGGTGATGAGTCCATATCTGTCTTCATGGAAGACAGTACTGAGTACTCATCAAAGTACTTTTTAGTTGACCATCCAAAAACTAAAACTGCCTATATTTATTCGAAAGAATGTGTTATGCGTTCCCACAGAGCTAATCTTGATCGATCTTTGGTTCCTGATCTACTCCATGTAAATTTTTCATCTGGCGCACAGAGTCAATGTGTAGAGGCTCTTACCGAACCTTTTCACAAAATTTTATGCGCCCCTATCTCTAACTATACTCATGACTTGTTCACTGTCAGAGCGAACAAGGCACTTCTCAAATCTCTTGTATTCTATCTCATAGTAAATTTAAATTCTGGATACCCTTATATTTATTCTAATGTAAATTTTTCCGTACCTCCCTCTCCCCGGATGTATCTTAATGAAACTTCTTGCATGACTAGAGCTTGGTATGAGTATTCTATCCCCGCTTTTTCTCGATGCGATCCTACTATTTACCCTTTTGATATTGAATGTTATCACATCGAATCTCACTACTCAAATCCTTTTGCTTTGGCTTTTAATTTCTTCTTAAATAAAATTAAAGATGCTCTCTTTTGGATATTATCCCAAATTGAATCTGAATTAGCCACTATAATCACTTGGATCCTTTCTATTTTTAAAAAGGTTTTTCTATTTCTGCTTGATTTAATACTTGATATACCTATGGTTTTCCAATTCTTGTGCACTTACGCTTTTGTGTGGATAATGTATAAATCCCATATCATTGCAATCACTGTCGCTGGGACTCTTTGGATCTTTTTCTCTAACTACTAACATATATTAACAAAATGTCGCAGCCCCGCAGGTCTAGGTCTACCTCCCGTAGGCGCAACCCCGGCCCTGGGCTTCTGCCCACTCCGGTGGCTCGCCCCGTCGTTCGTCCTTCGAGGTCTAGGTCCCGATCTAGATCTAGGACTTCTCTTTCTGTCCGGAAACAACTCAACTCCCCTGTGCTCGATTTTGTTAATGCTATTTCTGCTCCTCTCTCTGATCCAAAAATTTCCACCGCTTTTGCTATTTCTACTCTGCTTGTTGGTGTTGGAATCTTTTTGCATATAAACTCTCCTCAATCTTCTTGGGTTAACAGTTTTTCTACTTCTTTAAAGAACTCAACTTCGTTGAAACCCTTAGGGACCTTCATCGAAGAAAATACTGCTCGGTTTTTAGGTGCCCTTATTTTTGTTCCAGTAGTTTTTTCTGCCCCATCTATTATTCGCATGGATACTCAAATTGTTAGAACTCCCTCAAAATTTTTGCTTTTCGCTCTCACCACCCTTTATTGTATGTGGATGAAAGAATTTCACCTCTACGACTATTGGGTACAGGCTGTGGGACTTCTTCTTTTGCTCCATTTAAAATCTAACTCTCATAGGTTATTAGTCCTAGGTGTTGTGCTGTTCTTGTGGTTTGTGTCTTATGAGACAAGCCCCTCGATCGCTCAGCCTCAGGCTGTACCTTCTACTACTGCCACTCCTCCTAAACAGAGTGGTCGTTAATGCTTTATTTCTTTTGGTCCAATTTTCTAAATGTGGATATCTGGGTCCACTTTATTTTCATATCATACATATATTAACTTTTGTGCTTATCTTCACTAACACCAG